GTCCTCAGCTGCGACCATCGCCTCAAAGGTTGCTGTCTTGGTGATGTCGGTCCCAAGTTCCATGAAGTCGAAGAACTGTTTAGCCTTCTCATACGTCCAGAGGAAGGCATCTGCAAGGCCAATCAATGCAGGGATGAGGTCGGTTCCAATTTGCGATGCGATGTCGCTGAACTTGTCTCCGAGTTCATCCATCTGTTCGCGGAGTCGGCGGCTGTTCTCAAGTTCCTGTTCGTTGACGACTTTGGCGTCAGAGACTTCTTCGAGGCTTTTGCGAAGCTTGTCGGATCCTCCGGCGATGAGCTCGCTCATTGACTGCCAGCCTTTGCCGAGAAGTTCGGATGCGACTCGGGCTCGTTCGGCTGGATCGCTAATGCTGTTCAGACGGTCGATCACGTTGAGGAATGTCTCGTTGGCGTCGATTGCTCCGCCTGTTGTGTACCCGATCTCAACGCCGAGTTCCTTGAACTTGTCGGGTGATGTGCCCAGCGCCTTGTTCATTCTGCCGAGGGCGGTCTCAATGGTGCCGGCTTCAATGCCGAGGTCTCCGCCGACTTCAATCATTCGTGATGCTTGTTCAACGCCGAGGCCGGTGGAGTCCGCAAACTTGCCTGCTTCGATTGACAGGTTGTAAAAGTCTTTTACGGCTTTGGTGGCGAACGTGGCGATCGACGCCCCGGCGGCGATGGCGAAGGTGGCGGCGTTCGCTTTGACGGCGTCGAGGGCTGCCTTGCCTCCGGCCTTGAACTTGCCCATCGCGCCTTCAGCGTTGCCGACTTCTTGCTTGAAGTTGTTGAAGGCGGCCTTAGCGGCCTTGATGCCGGAGTCCTCGAGGGACGTGATGATGGGGATCTGGATCGCCATTACAGCCTCACCTTCATGAGCTCGCGGTTGGCTTGGCGGACGACGTCGTCGACCACTTTGCGGAGCTCCGTCTGGACGGGTCCGATCTTGTTCTCAATCTGGTACCACATGTACCGGGACGCGTCGCCGGGAAGATCCTGTGCAAAGTTGGGTCGGCGTAACTTGGGTTCCGCTTTGGATGCTTGTCCGCCAGCTTTGCCTGCCATGTCTGCGATAGCGACCGGAGCTCCTCGAGTAATGATGCGGACCACGTTCACGGGCTTCTCGGTGGAGACCGCGTTGACGTTGCGTCGAGGACGGCGGAAGTCGATCTTCACGACGGCGTTCTTACGGTTCGACCAGCCGGTCCGACCGTTGTGCATCATGCCTTCCAACGGTGCGAGCTTCGGGATCCGATTGTTGATGTCGGCGACCAGAGGCTTGACGACGTTCCTCATCTCTTTGGCAAGGGTGCGACGTAGGTCGGGCTCAATCTTGCCGAGATCGCGGAGCGTCTCTGCGAGTCCTTCTACCTTGATCGTCATCGTCTGGCCTTCTCTGCTTCCTTGTCCTGCTTGTTGAGTTGGCGGATCATCTCGGAGACGATCGCCGGGTCTGTGTCGCAGAGGAGGTTGGGAGCGATGCCGGTTCGGAGGGCCAGCGTGGCGATCAGCCGGGTGACTTGTCCTGCTTCTCTGCTTTGTCTTTTGGGATGAACTTGACTCCGGCAATCGTGTCGAGCCAAGGGGTGAACAGCTTGACCGGTACTCCGGCGGCTTTGACTGCTTCCCAGGCTAGGTAGGCCATCGGCTTAAACTTCGGGTCCTCGAGGAACGAGGACCACGAGAGGTTCGGATGATGGTCCTCCCACTTGCAGGCCACCCCGTAGGTCACGGGGACTTCATGGACTTCGCCGTCGTTCATCTCGACTTGGATGGTCATTCCGATCATGGGCGAATCCTACCTAGCTGAGGATGGCAGATCAGGTGATGTCGCGTGCGAAGGTGCCGCCGACGAACTCGAGGGTAATCATGGCGAGCTCTCCGACGGTTGAGGCGATCGGGGAGAACGAGGCCAGCATGGCGTTCGTGATGGTGTACTCCGGGTTCGTCGCCGACTCGGTGGTGCCGGAAGGCGAGATGACGAGGCCGGTGTTGCCTTGTCCGACGAGGGCCGAGCACATGGTCTCGATCTCGGAGGTGGCTCCGGTGCCGCCGTAGGACAGGTAGCACTCGATGGAGACGCTGACGGCCTGCAAGCCTTGGACGTACTTGCGTCCGGTGTCGCCCATGCTGGTCGCCTCGAGCGAGTCGTAGCCGACGGTCAGGGTGACGGAGCGCACCTGATCGCTGATGTCGTAGGTCGTGGCACCCTGCGAGATGTTCACGGTTGCGTTGGACAGGAATGTGGTTGTCGCCATTGGTGGCTCCTTCTGTTAGTTGCGTTTGCTGGAGATTCGGACGGTCAGGTCGTAGGCCGGTAGTTCCTGCGACCCGATCTGAGCGATGGTCGGTTGGCCTCCGGTGATGGCAAGCGACGAATTCATGAGCGTGTCGATCGCTGTCAGGAGGTAGTCGCCGGCGTCTTGGTTGCCGGGTGGCGGAGCCAAGACTCGGATCGTGAGTGTGATGTCGCCGACGTTGTAGGTGAATGCGTCGAACGTGGGGAGCTCGACAAACACGGTGAGGGGTCGTGCGTTCCGAGGGTCTGTGACGGCGACGTACCCTCGAGCGGTGATGACGTTGACGACTGCGGTGATCGCTTCCGCGAACATTCCTGTGGCTGCCATGTCATGCCACCTGGCTCCTGCGTACTCCGAGCAACTGCATGATCCGACCGTTCGTCAGGGTGGGGACGCCAACCGACATCGTCTCGAACGACTGGAAGGAGTCGACTGAGCCACGTTCCCTATACAGCGCAGAGGCATACAAGGTCGCTCCGAGTTGGACGGATGCGTCTGGGGCCGTGGTAGGCGAGTCGAAGTAGCCAGCCTGCTGACGTCGACGGAAGCACCATTGGTTTGCAGCTGCGACACAGGTGGCGATGTAGGCGGTATCGTTGGCGGTCGCACCGGAGATGCCAAGGAACTCGGTCACGAGGGCCGAGGTGGTCCAGGTGCATGAGATGCTCCAAGTCAACGTTCCGTTGGGGATCGCCGCTGTGCGCTCGAGGTCGTCGCCGGCGTCGTAGAAGAGCAGTTGGTTAGGAATGATGACGTTGGTATCGAACATCAAGTCGCCTTGATTGTCGACGCCATCGAACAGGAACGTCGGAACGGCGAACACAGTGTGCGTACCGTTCAGGCCGTGACCGAGGCCGGACAGGGTTATGGTCTGTCCGACCCCGATCTCGGTGTCCTCGAGGGTCTGAATGACGGCGTAGTCGTCGAGCCTCATGTGCTCGATGACTGTGAATGTCGCCATGTCGGGTGCCCTCGTCCTTCTGCGTTGCCGTGCGTCAGGCCTGCGGGATCTTCACGAACTTGGTGGCGTCGATCATCTTCGGGGCGAAGTAGCCGCGGAAGGCGATGGTGCGCGACAGCTGCGACGGGTTGTCGATGGAGATCGCACCCTTCTGCTGTTCGTACACTCGGAACGCACCGGTGGCGGCGGCCCCGACGATCGTGGTCTTGGCGGCGAAGTTGGTGTCCACGACGAGGCGGAGACCGAACACGGTGGCGTCACGCGATCCGGGCGTCATCGAGCCAAAGGCGTTCATCGGGCCGACCTGTGGGAACAGCGGACGGTCCGAGCTGTCCGAGAGCTGTCCGAGCTGTGCGAACACGTCGCCGGACACGAACAGATGGTCGGGCAGATAGTTGCCTTGTCCGAGGATGGTGTTGGCGCAGGCGTACACCTTGGCGATCCAGTCGCTCGGGTCGGTCGGTGCGACGTTGCCGGTGGTCTGCGACGTGCCAGACAGGAGCGCGTCGGCGGCAGCGTTGTCGGTGGCGATGGCGTATTCCTTCGCCATGTCCTCGAGCAAGCCCTGCAGGACTTCGGGCGACGTCCAATCGAGTGAAGCCTCGGACACTTCCACGTATCCGCCGTAGATGTCCTTGGTGACTTGGATGTCGTCGACGATGTACTGACCGGCGGTGATGGTGTTGTTCTGCGTCTGCGGTCCACCGATCGAAGTGTGAGTCGTGATCTTGGGGACGATGAACACCTTGCCTCCAGCGGGAAGTCCGCGAACCCCGATCGCATCGCACACAGGGCGCAGGCCCTGAATGCCCGAGTAGATCGGGGCAACAATGGGCAGGGGCAGGATGCCGTCGAGGTCGCTCGTGGTGACGTCCGGTGCGGCGGCTCGCAGGTTGGCGTTGAAGTTGGCGGCGTACGATCCGCCGATGAGCTGTGCGGAGATCCACTCGGCGGCGCTCGGCATGGTGAACTCGCGCTTGGCGCTCGCGTAGATCGGGGTCGTGGCGACTGCCGCCTCGACGGTGGTGGGCTGGGCTTCCATGTTCTCCTCCTCGGAGTCTTGGGTTGTGTTGGATTCTTCTTGCTGGGGTTCGATCGTCTCGGCTTCTTCAGCTGAGGCGGCGACTGAGTACACCTGTGCGTCGGCGTAGGCCGGGACTGTCACGACGGACAGTTCCAGCCATCGGGCCTCGGAGACCTCGAGGACGCCTCCGGCGGTGCGCTTGAACTTGGTGGGCACGGCTCCGACGGAGACGGAGTCGAGTGCGCCCATGGCGAGTAGGGCAAGGCTGTCGTCGGCGGCTCGGGTGGGTGCGAGCTTGGCTGAGAACATCATCCCCTCATCGGTGGACACTCGTTCGGTGACGAT